CTCCATCTCTCCTAAAAAAAATTTTTGCATTTTAAAACTATGGATGCGTTCATGTAAATATAAGGATCCTTCCGCAATTTCTATTCTTAAACCCGATGGATGTATCTTTAAGGCACATTAAATTTTCTTTAGACATATTATGAAAAGTCGCCAAAATAAACGAGGAGGAAAAATGGTATGCGCTGACAAATCCATTCCAACAAAAGGATGGTTTTCATCAACATCAACATGCACAGATAAAAGTATACCAACCGATGATGGTTTACCAGAACCAGAAGAAAAATCAGGATTGTTTTCATGGGGATCTAACCCATTGTCGGGATTATTTTCTAAATCATCTTCTCCAGTTCCTCCTTCCCAAGGATTTCCTCCTTTACCTCCTCCAGTTCCTCCTTCCCAAGGATTTCCTCCTTCCTATCCTCAAGTTTCTTCTGTACCTCAAGGATTTTCCCCTTCACTTCAAGTTCCTTCCAACCCTCAAGGATTTCCCCCTTCATCTCCAGTTTCATATCCTCCTTCAGGGTCGTTTGGTGGTAGACGATCCCGTAGAAGTAAAAAATCTCGTCGCCGAAGATCTAGACGTTAGTTATCCGGCAACGGGGCTAAACATAACTTGATATCTCCCAAAGAAGCCACAGAATACTTTACCACCAATGGTAAATCATTCTCTAGGAACATTTCAATCTGATTGCACAAATTCGTACATTTGATAAAATACCCTAAATTTTTTAAACTAAAATTGCCTTGAATGATCTTCTTTGAATTTTTTTGAAACTCCATACTTCCATTGGATTCCGTTCTGCGTACTTCCGCAATGGCAAACGGACCCTTACACTTGAATATCAATTCATTGGCAACCGATTTAATTTCAATCTTGTCCGAGATGGAAGATAAGTCGCGCACAATCTTTTGAAAATCAGACGATGGTAAATTAATGATGGAGGAAAAAGAAACTTGAGGCACTTCAAGTTCCTCTGCATCCGGTTCAATCAACCGCAACTTTTGAATTTTACACTGTTTGATGTCTCCATTTTCAAATCTCAAGCATAAATTATTCACCACGCCATCATTATAATCATCATTCTCAATATAAATTGTTAAGGTATCATCATTATCAATCGTATTGATTAACTTGAACAAGTGAAACATGTTGACGCCAATAATAATTTTATCCTTTTTGCATTCATACATTTCAAAATTTTCAGCTTTTAAGAATAAATGTACTAAAATGGTATGCGATTTATCCATGTTAATGATTCGCATTCCATCAGGTTGAAACGTAATGTTAGATTCAAGAAGGATGTCTTTTAGAGCGGTCATTAAGGTACGAAATGGGGAAATTTGAACTGTTTTTAATGTTAATACATTCATATAAGTACATAATCGTTTAAATCTTTAATACTCTTTTATTAGTTAAAATTATGAATGATTTTTTACATAAACTTCAAGTTTATATTGTTTTATTTTTTTTAAATTTAGTTCATTATATGAAAAAAATTCTTCCATCTTTATAATATTATGATACTATATGAGTCTAGTTACCCCGCAAATGGCACAAATGGATGATGATGGTTCCAATATATTAACACCTCAAGAACTTGATGCAATCAATCGTGAATTCCAAAAAGAATTATCTGAAACCACCAGACTTAACACAAATCCTGTATCTTATAATGTAACCGATCCTGCAAAATTACAAATGATTAAAAATTCTATCGTTAAATTAAAAAATGTTCCTGGTAAAATAAGGAAAAACATTGTTTCTGCCATTAGTGCTTATAATGTGACTCAACGTAGATATGATAATTTTGATCCTTTATTAAAACGCGGGCAACAAAGTGGATATCCATGTGGTACAATTACATGTAAACAACGTGGCAAAAAAATTAAAAAAGCATTACTTGAGTTATCCCAGATAGATGAACATGCATTAGGAAGTATTGGAGTTTACGAAGTTATTGCACTTGGAATGAATCATCTGGGATCTACGGCAATTGAAGCAACCAAAAAAGTTGGAGATGTTGCATCCTCTTCAATATCCTCTATGTATAAATCATGGACAGGATCAGGTACACGTAAATTAAAGAAGCGTAGATAAAGTTTCTATTGTCGTATCCGGCAATGAATTGGGAAATACAATGTTAAACACAATAATTAATTTACCTACTGCATTATCACGTTTCATTCCCATGTTATCTAATGTTTTTTTATAATTGGGGGATACAATATGACCTTTAGCATTGTTAATACGAAATGATTTACCTTGTAAATAATCCACATCAAATGAAAATCCACATAAAGCTTCCTTTAACGTAATGGAATGTTTATGTATCAAATCAATACCATTTCGTTCTAATGTAGGATGTTGTTCTATGTTGACAACAATACGAACATCACCTAACGTTCCATCAGGCCCCATGTTTCCTTGGTTAGGAATCATTAAACATTCATTGTTATCAATTCCAGCAGGAATATTTACATATTGTGTTTCACGATCTAATTGTTTGATATGATTGACATGAATCCATCGTTCAATTGGAATCGGAATATTGCCACCCGTATAGGCAAGATCCAATGAAATAATAATCGTTATTGTTAACGGTGGCGGTTTCATTAAATGTTGAAAAATAAAATTGTTCGGAGGAAAATCTTGTTTGAAAAACATCTCAAAAATGTCAGGCATTTGTTGTTGAGGTTGATCATATTGTCTTCGTAGATTTTCATCCGATAAATGTTCATAAGCTTCATTGATTTCTTTAAATTTAACAGCATTTCCTGTAGGCCGATCCGGATGAAATTCTAACGATAGTTTTCTATACTGTTTTTTAATTTGTTCAGGAGTTGCATTGGGCTTAACACCTAATACTTCATAATAATTCATATGTATTGTATATCTTCATTTATTTAAGTTTTAACCTAAAGATTTTACCTAAATTGTTTCTGTTTTTCATAAAAACGCTTCTTGCTCTTCATAGATACAGTATGTCCGGTCACTCGTTCATACTGATCAGGTGAATCAAAATAAAGACGACGTGCTTCCTTATAATTGTTAGGATCACTTTCCATAACCACATAAAAACGATGTTCATCACGACTTCCAATACGATAAGGATACGCCTCTCCAGTAATCGCATTCAAAATGGGCTTATTCATAGAAGTAATGGGCTGATAAAAAAAATCATGATCCATACATATAGAGGGTGCGAGAGGAGTCACCGAAATAGGGTCTTGATACTCAGGATCATCAATTTCATCCTGCCACATGTTATATTATGCACACATTTTTTTAAGTATTTATTCAATATCTACATGAGTTAGCATGTGACGGCGACAACAGGGTTTAGTTAATTTTAATTCATCCATGACACGCCCTTCAATTGTTTTTTCTGTATTATGTTCGCTAAAGTATTGTTGGGCATCCACACCTGCATGTTTCTTTAACTCATCTACCTTTTCTAAATAAAATTCATATTTATCCGCAAGAACAGTTCCACAAGTAAAACACTTAATTGGAATGATCATGGTTATACTTTATAGTAGACTATTTTTAATTCATTTTTTTAAACATCTCCATCATTTTTTTTACTTGAAGCACTTTAAAATCAGATTCTTGTATAATAGACTCAATTCTACGTAGATTATATTCATTATTGTTTTTTTGTTCTTTTACATGTGCACATCTAATTTTTAATGCATAAATATGAATTTTTAAATTTTCATGAGTTAATATATTATCTGAAGGAGATGGATGATTAATTTCTTTACATAAAACATCATAGGAATTTAACAAATTTTTATAAGCAAGTCTTGCTTCTTCTAAGGGGGACATTTTTTATAAATTATTTACACATTTTAATTTCATTTTTTAAGCATTCACTGTAAAAAAAACAACTGAATAAAGTAGATATTTGTTTTGAAAACGTATCAAAATGTTTTTCTGGATGAAATTGACATCCATAAAAAGGATACTTTTTAAATTCAATCATGTTAATAAAATTAGATTCTGTAGATACAATCGTATAATCATCATGAGGAACAATATCAAATCCATATTGGTGATGATGGGTTACACAAAGACGTGTTTTCATTTCTTGAATGATTTCAGGAGGAAAAAAAGAATGAAATCGTGAAGGTAATAAATGTAACGTAGCAAGTCCATTTTTTTCATGATGTTTGATTCTATCAAACAAATGTTCTAAGGAGTGATGTTTGAATAAAAGTATCATTTCAAATCCTAAACACGTTGCCCAAATAGGAAAATATCGCCCTTGATCATTATATTTTTTAATGGTAGTATAAGCATTTTTTATAGTAGTAACATACGTTATGTATTGTTCATGTGTATGTAATTTTTTATTATGAATTGCACCTCCAATAAAAACAATGCCTTGAATTTTTTCTAATACATTCAATAAATCTGGTAAGGAAATATCATAGGGAATCATAAGAGCTTTAGCACCTGAAGATTCAACCCAATTTACATATGATTTTACATAATTTAAATTTAATTGGGGTGAATGTTTTTTAGGAGAAACAATGATACCAATCATATTAGATACATTTACTTATATTTTTTTGTTTTACGTTTTGTTCGTTTACGTTTTGTTTTACCACCAAAATGTACTTCTGTATTTCTATGTATAAATAATCGTTCAAATTCTTCTTGTGTTTTTGGTTGATTTTGAACACTCATTAAATCCAGGATAAAATAAAATTGTATTACGGTATTCCTAAAAAAAGCATGTTCTATCCACATGTGCGTATGATGTAAATTTGACATGTTTAATAAAAAAAATGTATTCGCCCATGAATTTTTAATAGTAAGTTCTTTATCATCAATGTCAACTACCGTTACAGAATGACCCGAATAACCTCTGAATAAATTTGAATGTTTAATGCTCATGCCAACATAACAATTTAAATTTTTTAAACAATAATATAAATAACGATACAAAATGTTATTATTACCCTTTTTATTAAAAACGAATGATTTATATACAACATGCATCGGTTTATCTAAAAATGAATGAATTCGTGGTTGATGTTCAATTAATTCATCCGGTATTTCTTTTTGATTCACTCTATCAATCAACTCTGGTATATCTTCAATTGGCAACCCTTTTAACTTGTATTTTTTTTTAAAAAGAAAATAGATATAATAAAACATAATGATTTTATTTTCATCACAAGGAGGATCAATGTTAAAATTCGGTTTTGTCGTATCTAAATATTTGTCACACAAAGAAGGATCCCATGTAGTGGTATGAATTTTAAAAATATTTTGCCCATATAATTTAGCTACTGTATGATATACACAAGTAGGATCTGATCCTTGATAGGAATGCGAGGTTGATAGAGAACGTGTTAATGTTTCAGGTGGGGATAACGCTAATTCCATAGATTTAATTTTATTGGCAATACCGCGTTCTCCTAATTCAACGGCAATAGAATAAGCAGTTTCTCCATCACTTCGTATGACAGATGGATTTGCACCATTGGATAATAATAACTCTACCATGTCATCATTTCTCATCAAGCATGCAATCATAAGAGCAGTATCTTCGGTTGAATTTTGATCATCCATGCATCGGTTATTTTTATCTAAAATAGCAGTTATGATGTCTATGTTTTGTCGTTTACATGCAATATGCAAGGGTGTATCTCCTAAAACGTTTGTTTTACATACATCATCTTGATTGGTTTCTAATAAACGGATCACTTGTTGAAGATTATTATCAAGACATGCTCTATGTAATGGAGTATTTTCATCCATACATTGTTAATTATTTTTTTTAAATACATACAAATATTGATTTTTATAAGGTAATTGATAATGATACATGGAATGAACTGTAAATCCTTCTTGGAGAGCAATAGAAACTGTCGTTGAAACCGGTTCCATGTAAATAGGTGTTTCTCTTTTGATTTGTTTATTTTGATAAGAAATCTTTTCACGGTGTTTTTTATGAGTAAGCGTAGAGGTGTAGGAGATAGGTCCTTTTAAGGTTGAGGTAGGGCCATATACCCATTCATCTGCCAAATGAACAACTAAAAATCCATCTGGCATGAGCCATGTAGATGCATTCTTAAAAAATAAGTGTTTATCCATGTAATACAATGTATAGTATAAACATAAAATATGAGTAAACGATTCAGATGGAAACATGGACGTGTCTAACACGTCACCAAAAATATAATCATGCGGATACTTTTTTCTTGCTTGTTTTACCATGGAAGCATCATTGTCAATGCCAATGGCAGAAATGTTATTTTTTTGTAATGAATTTACATGATGACCTGTACCTGATCCTACATCTAATATAACACTTGAAGAAGATACAATTGTATTTAAAAACGATAATTCCTGATCATGTTTGATTTGATCATAGACAAGAAAATCATACATGGATGGATAATCGTAATCTTGGATGGTTTCAATGAATGGTTCTTTACGTTTTGAATAAATTATCAAGATAGCTAATATCATGCACATGAATAATAGAATAGTACTCAACATTTAAGATATAATTATAAAAAAAAACTCATTCATGTAGATATGGATCTGATTGATGATATTCGTACACTGGACCAATTTAAATCCATTACGTTTTCAAAGTATAAACGACCGGATGTTAAAAAAGAATGGATGAATTCCATGATTAAGGCAACGATTGAACCATGTTGTTATTGGACTACCGAACTTATTTGTAGTGGATTATTTAGTGATGTATGGGAATTGATTTTATTTTTTTACTCTAAATACATTCATGTTGGAAATCCAAAACTTCCTATTTATTTAGACATGCGTTTCCAACTTTTTAAAAAAATAGCTATGACCACGGATGAATTACAATTACGAAATCATCTAGAAATTCGTAAATTGTTCATAGAAATGGTATGTGTGTTATGCACGTCTACACGTAGTCATAGTTATGAAGCCGTTCAAATTTCAAAAGAAAGTGGTATTCCTAAAAGTAAATTAGTTGCTCCTACCATTGAATTCAATAAAGCGTTCAAACCGGCGGATCCAAGAGAATTAATTGTTGCCATGAATGAATTTGGGTATATGCTTCATTCTAAAAATGTAATGGGGGCTTGTTATTGGGTAGAATGGATCATACAATTTACAAATTCTCATAAATGTGTTGCCGTAGAACGTTCCTATAGTGTAAAACATAAGACGGATGGAATATGGGTATTATGGGATACCATTCTTTGTTATACGGAACATGCTCTATGTAAACAAATCATTGAAGCTTTATTGCGTTTATTCAGCATTGCGTTTGTTCCAGCATCCAAAGATCGTCGTAAATTTTTAATTTATGAAGCCATTACGTTATGTTGTGAACAGGTAAAATTAGATATACAAATGGTATCCAATCCCAAAATCATTGAACAAGCGTATGAAAAATGTTGGTTAATGTTCAAGGATATTAAAAAACACGAAATTAAATAACTCTTTTACGTTTCGTTTTGCGTCGTTTTTTACCTCCCATCGTACAATACAGTAAACCTAATCCAGCTACACCTGCTGCCATAAGTGCTTTACCTATAAAACTACTTTTACCTGGTGGAGGTTTAAATTGTGTTGCTTCTTTTGAAAATAATTTTTGTAAAAAAATGTAAGCATTCATTTGTTTGTCTATATGTATGTCATTATAATGTGCTAATTGATATAAAGACTTGCCTTCATCCATTTCATCATTTTTAAATAAAAAATCAATTGTCTCATAACATTCTTCCATTGACATGTGAAGATCCGAAAATTCTACAGGTAATTTTTTACGTATATCTACAAATAATTGTATCATCATGTAGCGATGATAATGGAGTGGTGATTTAGCACATGATTTAAAAAATTTAGGATCAATATCAATCCAATAAAAATTGCCTGATTTATAACACATGTTTTCAAGTTTTATGTCTATATTATAATAACCATTTTCAATGGTTTGGTTTAAAAAACTATCTACTTCATTAAAAAAACGTTTATGATCAAAGACGCCTTTTTTCATAAAATGGTTACATACGTCTTCATTACAATCATATTTTTCTACATAAATTCCAAACTTTTCAGGAATGTCTATATCTTTATGAGTTTTTAAATATTTTATTACTGGCATAGATGTATCATCAATGATAACCTGCGTTATTTTAGGAGCCATGTTTAATTCACAAAAGTAATCATGTAGTGCTATTTCATTGTAAATATCATCTATACCAATTTTACCTACACGAAGTGATGCGGAAAAATCTATATATACTGTATCTCCTTTAAAAATTACATGTTTAACTGATCCTCTAACTGATTCCATACTATTGTACTATATTAAAAACAGTGACATTTTATTTTTTCGGGTATTTGTGAACTATTTAATAGTCGGTAGTTTCCACATCTACAAAATACAATTTGAAATTGTGGATCTTTAAGATGGTGTGACCAAAATATAAATGAGTTTATTTTTATTGTTTTACGAAAAGAATGTTTAATAATCTTCATAATCTTCTTTTTTGTAGTTCTTGTCTGTTTTTCAATCTTCGTATAAAACACATAATCTTTAATCATAGAAATAAGTTCGCAAGGCAATGGTAATTGTTGAAGAATACATTGCCGTTCCATTTTATTATATTATCTCAATGATTCAATTCAATTTATTTATACGTTTTAAAAATTCATGAATAGAATAATGATTTGTACCGCATTTTTTAATAAATGCATACCCTTCTTCTTGTTTTTTACGAAGAATGTTAGGATGATTCATAAAATATTTCATTTTGTTTTCTACATCAGCTCTTGATTCTATGTACACCACAATATGATTGGTTTGTTCACATGCTGGAATACTATTTGACAATACAATACAACCATAAGCTAACCCTTCAAAGATTCGTTGACTTACATGTTTATTTTCTATGTTTTCTTCACTTTGAAATCCTAATGCAAATGTACTAGATAAATAGATTTCTTTTCGTTTAGCATAAGGTAAAAAATAATCATGATTTAATACACCATGATAAATTCCTTTGAAGGAATACGGTACTAACTCTGGACAATATTTCCATCCCATGTAACAATAATCATGTTGATTGGTTCTTGGATACGTTCCAATGGAGTTTGGATGTTCTGATGCTCGTAAATAAAGTGGACAATGAATTTTTTGTTGTTGACATAATTTTACTTGTGCATTAGGGTTCAACATATTTTCATACGTATGTATAAATTTTAATAAAGATGTGTTGATATTTTGCCAATACCAACCAATATAAATGGCATGAGGTGCTATAGAATATAGTAATGAAACAGGATCTGAATGTTGAAATCCATTACCCATAAATACAATACAGTCATTGTGAATTTCATGAACAGAGTCAGCAATGATTACTTTATCTTTAAAGGCTCCACACATTTCTATGAATACATACATCAATACTTTAGGACATCTTATTTCATGACAATTTAATAACACAACGGTTTTCATGCATAACATAACTTTAAAAATGTTAAATTGTAATTTTATATAAATTAAAGCGTACAACTTTAATGTTTTGTATAGTTATGGAATTAGCAATACCATTAGTTGCTCTTGGTGGATTATATGTGATCTCTAATCAAAAAAAGGAAGGATTTCAATCCGTAAACCGATATACATCTCCAAATCAAACAACGGATAAATTTTTTAAACCAACGAATCAACAAACGTCATTCAAAGATCTTGCAGGACGTAATGTAGAGAATTTACAACATACTCCTGATGTACTCCCTTATTTTGGTAAAACAAAAAATATAGGAGGATCTATCAATCCTCCAAATTCAGACCAAATTCTTGATAACATGAATGGTGCAGGATCTTTTAAAATCGCAAAAACAGAAAATGCACCTTTATTTCAACCCAATGAAAATATTCAATGGGCAAATGGAGCACCCAATCAAAGTGATTTTTATCAATCTCGTGTAAATCCGAGTATATCTATGAAAAATGTAAAACCATTTCAGGAAGAACAGGTAGGTCCTGGATTAAATCAGGGATATACAACTCAAGGAAGTGGAGGGTTTAATTCTGGTATGGAATCACGTAATTTATGGACGGATAAAACCGTCAATGAATTACGAGTTGCTACAAATCCAAAAGAATCGTATGAATTAAAGGGACATCAAGGTCCGGCTCAACGTTTAGTGTCAAATTTAGGCATTCAAGCACCTGTTCACAAACATTTACCCGATCGGTATTTTGTCAATACACCAGATCGTTATTTAACAACAACGGGAGATCATTTAGGACAAACGTTACGACAAATCCAGCCCGATCCAACCATTCATCGTGCAACCACGACGAAATCTTATTCGGGTATTGCTGGAAATGGAGGTATTCAAGTTCAGGCAAAACAAGGTATGTATAGAGCAGATCATCGTCAACAATTAAAATCGGAACAAGTAACACCTGCAGGAACAAGTGTACCTTTTAGCAATTTGGAAACAGAAACGGCAAGTTATAAATTTTTACCGACCAATCGTTCATTAACTCAAGCAGAAACATTTGGTGGTCTTGGGGGTCTTGTTTCTGCCATTACAGCACCCATTACCGATATGCTTCGTCCTACTAGAAAGGAAGATATTGTAGGATTAACACGCATTGGAAATTTGGGTAGTACAGTACCGAATACTTCTTTACCTGAAAAGAGTGTCCCACATACCATTAAAGAAAATACCATGTTTAGTCCTTTGGAAATGGGAAGTCGGCCTTATGCTCCTGTGACTACCGGCGGATATAAAGTAACCGATCATCAAACAGAATCTACCAATCGTTCTGATACATCCATGTCGTATTCAGGTATTCCTGGGAGCATCATGCCTCAACAGGTATCCTATGAAGCTCAATACAATGCAACCATTACGTCTAACCGGGCCAATGTTGGAAGAATTGCTGGTGGAAATACACAGGTTTACGCACCCATCATCAATCAAACTACATCGTCCAATCGTTCAACGATGCATTCGTCCTATATAGGTAGTGCAAAGGGTGGAAGTGTAATGATGGGGGTAGATCAATATAATGATACACGTAATCCGATCAAATACGATGAACCTAACAGAAATACATCTGATTTATTAACTGCATTTAAACAAAATCCCTACACTCATAGTCTACATAGTGCTGTTTAAAATATTTATACTATACATGAATGGTAATAATACAATAATTGTAGTAAGTAGATTTAATGAAAAAGCAGATTTTTTAAAAAAAATAAATTTTAAAAAAATCATCTATGATAAAGAAAATCCATTAAACAAATATAATGTAGAAAAAAATAAAGGCAATGAAGCATCTGCGTATTTAAAATATATAATAGAACATTATGATCATTTGAGTGAATATACAATATTTCTTCATTGTCACGAATTTTCATGGCATCATCATGGAAGCATAATAGATATAATTCATAATAATAAAAATATTCATCATGAATTTACAAATTTAAATAATTATGTATTAGGTGATATGGAAAATTTAGATGATTCCATGAATGATATAGGTATTTATTTTAGAGAATACATTAGACCATCTGTGGGTCCTTATAGTTTATATCCGAATTTTACAAAGGGTGTTTTAGGATGTGCTCAATTTATAGTTCATAAAAATAATATATTAAATCATTCCAAACTATTTTATCAAAAAATATATGATTGGTTAATGGAAACACCTATTAGTAATTATTGGAATGGCCGATTTTTAGAATGGACATGGGACCTTTTTTGGAATAAATGTTTGCAAAATATTCCCATTAGAAAATATTTAAATGAAGATATTTTAGATGTTGATGTAGAAAATTTAAAAAGCGAGATTATTCATTCTTTATATGAAAAGAATTACTACTATGTTGATAAAGAAATAAAAATAATTACAAATCTCAATACATATACGTGTAAAAATCAATATATTTATAATAAATTTTTATAAAGATAAAAGTGTTTTTGAATTCATGTATAGATTACGTTTAATTGCTAAAATAAGTTTTTTTATTTACATAATAGTATGAGTTATCATACTATTATTATGTCACTAAAAACAAAATGTCGTAAACTATTAAAAAGTAAAAAAACTAAAAAAATTTTAGAACAAAGTTGGAAAAAATATATGGATGATCAAATCAAGTATGGTGGTCTTGAAAAAAATGCTTGGAAAAAATATAAATCGGATTTTGAAAAAGGGTTCATGAAAGGTTGTGCTAACTAAATTCAATTGCAGGAATTTGTAAATGAACACATGCTTTTCTATACGAAGATAAGGGAAGACAACCTTGCCATTCAACGTCATTGTGTTTTGTACGATTTACCCGACGAATTGTATCATAATAAGTGTAAATGCCTTCATGTTTTGCACGAATGATCAAATAATATTTATACATGTAAGGCGACATTTGTCCAGATATGTTACATCCAAATAATTGAAATGATGACGTTAAACTCCATGTTTTTTTAATTGTATGTAAACGATATTGTGTTAAATAATCACGAAGTGGAAGTGTATATTTTTTTAACATGATATCGTTTCATTTTTTCAACTGCATCAAAATCCCATTTATAAGCACGCATAGCAACTCCCTGATAATCATATAAATAATAGTTAGGGTTTTCGGAAATAGCTTTAACATACAAAGGAACCTCTTCATAGGTGAATGAATGAAATCGTTGAAGTAATTTAAAATAGTGGATTTCTGCTCTCCATGAAATGATAACAAGAAAGGACTTGATGTATTGTATGACATCAGATGGAAGATTGTTCATGTTTTATTTATTTTTTGTATGAATTAAGTTTCAATTTAATCTAGTATTCAACTGGTATACCACAAGTATTTACAAATATTTTTGAAAATGGAATAACATTAATTTTATGTGTATCTGTATCATACATAAGAGAAATACTATACTTTGTATTGTACATTTGTTTTTGTATAAAATCTCCAGATAAATCACCTAATCCAAATATAATTAATCCATTATTATATTTGATATAGGGTGTTGGTACTATATGATGCGCACCATTTCCAAAAATTATATTACATCCCGAATCAATAAACATTTTTGCAATTTTTTCTTCTTGAACAAAATCTGACATTGTATTTACCCAATTTTTTCCCCAATGTATTGACATAATTAATAATTTATTTGGATATTGTTGTCTAACTTTACGAATAATATTGTTTGCTTTTTTAACACTATCATGATTATAAATATCAATAAACCAACAATGATTTTTCCATAACAAAGTAATATCTGGACGTGTTTCCATCAAATGTTGCATATTTGTCCAATGCGTAGTCGCATTAAAATAAATAATATCATTGGTTATTAAATAATGTTGACCATATGTAAATAAATATTTTAAATTATATAATGTATTTAATGTTTGTTCATAACCTTTTATTCCATAATCAAATGTATGATTATTCACAGTAGATACAAATATCGGTGTAGTAGTATTATTTTTTAAATAAACAAGATTATTTGGATTATTTATAATATGAAATGGTTTTCCTATAGAATCTGATGTAGATATACTATTTGGTTCAGCAATAACACTTTCTAAATTAAAAAATACAAAATCCGAATTATTCATATGGTTAATTATATTCTTTAATACATCATTTGGACATTGATTCTTAGTTGACCAATAATTCCTTCCAAATTGTACATCTCCAGTAAATAATAATTTCATTATACTAAATAATTATATTTGTTATCTTGTTTTTTAAAAAATTTAAGAATAAATCCAATTTAAAATAAACAGTATGTCATCTAAGCATGCATTCATGATCGGGTTGTCTACATGGATGATATGTATGATAAATAAACTAACGATTGTAAGTTGATTCATATACAGGTAAGTAGAATAAATAAAATTCAATTTAAAATTCCAAGTACGAATCAAGTGCAATGGAAGCAATATCATCACCTGCTTGTTCTGCCAAATGTAGTAACCTAGATCCTTCATAAATATCTACTTCTCCACAATGACCCTTGATGTACAACATACCAAGTTCACGTATAGAAGGAACATGTCCAAAATTAGCTCCAATTTCAAATGAATATTTAGCCATGTCATAATGACCACGTTTAGAATACATCATTCCGCAATAAAATAAAAACGTGTTCATTGAATCCATCTTTTTATAGATTCATAAATTGAATCAGTTCAATTTTTTTATGAATTGATTAAAAAATTGAAATCAATTAACGAGTGTTTTGGTGTAAAATAAAAGATGAACCAGACCGCCGTATCTCTTCAATCCGGAAGTGGCCAGGACTTTTCCCAGGTAGGGAATGTCGGTGATGTATATTGGGGTATTGTATGTGATGGTCATGGATCCGATCGTTGCATTCAACAAATTCGCAACATGGACATGAATGAAATTGCGGTGGCACCCAATCCTATTCTGGCAATGTTTGAAAAAATATACGGCGACACGTACCGTTCTGGATCCACCGTGTGCTTCGTTCGGCGCCAAGGTAACAAAATAGAAATATTCAATGCAGGAGATTCATCGGCTGTTCTTTATGTCAATGGTGTCATGGTTACTAAAACTACGAGTCACACGTTTCTAAATCCAAAAGAAGTTGAACGTACAAAATCTTTCATCCGACGCATCAAAGATACAAAAGCTCCATTTCCTGTATCGGACGATCGTGTAGAAGACATTCCTTCTCCAACAGGCGTCTTTATCAATGGGGAAGAACTTGTTCCGAGTATGGCACTTGGACACAACAACATCACCGGTCTTGAACCTGAATACATAGAATGGAATGTGTGTGACTTTGATGTGGTACGTATTGTCATCATGTCAGATGGCGTTTCTGACATGTTGGTAAATACAGTAACTGGAACTTCACATGAAATTGTTGATCTTGCTCATTCTCGCTGGACACAAAAATGGAAATACAAGTACATGCATGCTGGACGAGAATACGATGGTCTTACTTCTTACGAGGGAGGAATAGACGACATGTCGTGCGTGGTAATGGAAGATAGCGTAAAGGAACGACCCTCACTTTGCATTCCCTATTCTCCCAAGGTATTTCAGGCGAGCCATGTCCAAGAATGCATGGAAGCGTTTCTTGGTGGTGTTCGTAAAGTTGAAGTAGTAGAACATGATACACACAATGTGTTCTTTATCCACTTCAACCCTGCCGTACTTGACGATGATAACAAAAAAGTATTCAAATCTGTACTCTCTGGCGAAAATACTAAACTTGCCTACAATGATTCATGGTGGTGGCCGATTAAACTGATGCATGGGTCTCAGCCACTACAGGGTGTAACCTTTATTTACGAATTGTGGGATAAGGTAAGCGATTACAACGTGTTCAAAGAGTCCTACATTCATGATAAAGAAGCTTCCAAAATGATTGAATTTCTACAAAATTTTAGGTAAATATATACACACCACCAAACTACATTTTTTTATAAACAAATTAAAATTGTGATTTTGGAAAAAAATACATTAATATACTTAATTAAAATGAATTAATTGGTATCCAATTTATGTCCTAATAATTGGTGTAGTTCTTTTTTAGTTTCTTGGGTAAGTGAACAATCATACAACCCAACTATCATTAATTTTTTTAAAGAAGTTAATGATTTTATATGATGAGATTGTAAAGGCGAATGATACATGTATAAACGTTCTAGATTATGCAATTGATCAAAATGTGTACCTGTGATAGAACTACGATACAGAGTTAATGATTTTAGATGACATAAATATTTTAGATCTTCATTTTTAATCTTGGAGTAAACAAGGGATAAACTGGATAAAGGAAGTATGTCTAACCCACGACAATGATTGATCCTATCACAATTGGTCGCCGTCAAGTACTTTAATTTTTTTAATTTAAGAAGACCTTCTGTAGAAATAGGAATAAAAGTTAAATTTAATTCTACTAGGTTCGGCAATGAATCCAATACGTCATCCGTTACTTTTAAATTATACATTTCCAAATGAACTAATTTCGTTAAGGTGGACAAACCGTCATTCGTAATGTTACAGTTGGATACATACAATTTAGTAAGGTTAGTTAATTGTTGAAGTCCAAAATTTGTAATCAATTGGTTTTGATCTATATAAAATGTTGTTAATTCTGTTAAATGTTGAAATATAGCATTTGTAAAATGTCCTTTTGAATAAGCTTGATAACATCCTCTCAAATCCAATGAACGTAAATTTGGCATAGATTGAAAGCATTGATTTGTAATGGAAGGTTGTGGACAATAACTCATATTTAAACTTTTTATATGAGATAATTCTTGTAGATCACAATCTTTAATGTCTAATCTACCTTTGATAACAACATGCTCTATACAAGGAAACGTGTATTTGAACCATCGCAATGATTCTTTTACACGAATGGGGGCGTTTGAACTATAATACATGGATGCTTTTTTATATACATTGTTTACAATCCTTGTAGTAAGCACATTTTTTATAGGCAACCACAACATCATATGTCCCACAATTTCGGGTAGCTCCATTTTTTTTATGTTGAAACATGTAAATAGTTTCAATTTAAATTGAAATACTTTTTTATTCATGAATTATAAAATACCCATGGAGATTGTGATCAACACTCCAATACACCCTGATTATTTAGAAGATTTATTTCTTAGTTTATTTAATGCTACCGTCATTGTTTGGTTTAAACATACTAACCTTGCATGCATTGATGTGTTAGAAACTACACCTCAATTAGAAGAATTAAAAATAAAAATAACCCAAGGTGAATCATTTGAACAATACTTAAAATATTCGTAAATTAAATCAACTTACATACTTGATGTGATGTTTCCAATGCTCCTTCCATCCACTGTTGATGCGTTGCTGAATAATGTTCGCCACAAATATAAAAATTAGGAAGAGGATTCATTAATTTAGACGCAAGTTGTTCACTTTTTGCATGGATTCCCCAATATCCAACACCACATTCCCAAAAAAACACTTTTGTTTTTAAAGGGGTTGGTATTTTGATGTGAAGCGCTTCATACATTAATTCTTGAATCGCATAGTTGACACCTGATATACCATGTTTTTTATGTATATCATTCCAAAACATGGCATATTTGCCATCTGAATAAGAAATCATGATGGTATTTTTAGAATAAGGTATAATCATACGCAATGGATTCGCCGTTGTATATCTTGGAAAATTCTTAAACCATGGTTCTTTGAACGTACAATAAATTCTGCATAAAGCACCGCATTTTATTTTTTGAAGAGATGATCTAAATGGTTTACTGATGGCCATGGTTTCAAGAACTTGTTTAGGTAGTGTACATATACATAATGGAGTTGAGTAGATGTGTTTTGAAGTGGTAATGATATATTGTTCCTTACGTTTTGTAATAGAAACAACAGGTTCATTTAAATGAATGACTGCATTGGGGTACATTTGAATACGCCGAACTAATGCATCAATGATTTGATTTAATCCACCTTCTAATTTAAAAAAAGAGGCATTTAATTGACTCATCAATGCAATTGCATTTTTAGCATTCATGATAGTAAGTTCACTTGAATAACCAAACGAATTTTTGACATACTCAATTTCATCTTGAGTGACAATTAATTTTGCATAGTCTAAAAAGGACATGGATGTTAAATCGTGAAAAAAATCTAATTTACTTGCCGTAATAATTTTTCCAATGATGTATTTTAAATGAAACGGTGTTTTTTCTGTATATTCAACATCATTGGTAATAGGAAGAAATTTTGTTAATTCTAATTCATGTAATAGTTCCATTAAAAAGGTATGTTCATTGGTAAAACGTCCGGCTCCTGCTTCTACTTCCATAAATGAATCTTTATAGGTATATATGCGTCCTCCTGGACGATTGGAGGATTCTATGATGTGAAGTGTACGATCAGGATCTTTTTTTAAAAGAGTATACGCTGTATATAATCCAGCAATTCCTGCTCCTAAAATCATAGTGTACATGATATTTTATTTTAAATTTTCTTAAAAAAGACGATTGTTTTCATGATACACTGAATATTCTTGATTTTTTAAAAAAATATACTTTTGATGAATATCATCTAAATGATGATGAAAATAATAAATTAATTTATAAAGTGTATATTTATCTCCAATGATTTGATTATCTATGCCATACTTTAATTCATCTTGTATGAAAAAATTAGTACTAATTTTTTGATATTTGATTTTATCAATGGTCGCCCATATCCATTTGATTAAATCATGTTCTGTAACTTTACAACAATTGGTAAATGCATCAAAACGCATATTCAAAATAAGTACATTATCTTTTTCATGTTCATATATTTGTTTCATACTTGCATACATGCCATACCACATATTTTTCCAACCTAATTTAGGCATTTTACTAGAAAACATATTTCCAGTTGTATTACCAATTAATTGTATATGTTGATCATCGTCTATGATAATGGAAGTAATGGGTAAATCTTTAAAATAATCCCGGATCATTTGTTCAGTTATGATGATGGGATTAAAATTTTTTTGTTGCCAACTAAGTTGATTTGCGGTTACGTTCCATGTATGAATGTAAATCTTCAATGTAAAATGTGATAATTTTTTCAAAAATAAATATAATTGTGGGTTGTTGAATGAGTCACGAACATGACCTCGTAGATGAACAATCAATTCATTTGAATAATAAGGATTTGCTGTTTTAACGTAAAACCTTTTTATTTTAAACATATAATTAATAAATAAAATGATTTATAATTTTATTCACATATAATAACATGACGCCTATAAAACTTCGTGTTACTACTGATACATTTGATAAATCAACTTTATCCGATCAAGTGGTGGAAGCATTTGAATGGATTGGTGTAAAAGTCACTACAAAGTGTAAATTGAATCATGAACAACCACATATGATTGTGACGTTACATGGCATTTCTATGGAATTGTTCCAGTTATTGTTATTGATTCAAAAATCAGGCGTGGCACCGCTTATGTACAATGGAAACGTCTACATTTTAAGGTTTTGTGAATGAAAAATTGAAAAGATACAACGGATTTTTTTAAAATTGAAATGCCGGATGTTTAATTAATATCAATCCACGCAGAAACGCGTGAAAAATGATCTATCCTCAGGAAAAGAAAGCGGCGCAAGAAATCATCAGGAGTTTTTCGGACGGCGAGCTATGGGTCATGTTGTTGGCTCAGATGCAATCAGGTAAGTCATCTACATTTAAACTTGTTGCTGCCGAAATGCGTCGGCGTGGTTTGATTGATCGTGTAGTTATTTTCAGTGGCAATCGTGAAACGGATCTGCGTGATCAACTTTTGGAAGGCCATGAAGAATTCAAACAGTCCTACTTTGAATTTCTTCGGTCTGAGAATTTGAGTGAAAAGGAACAATCTATCAAGGATGCTAAACGTCAACTTGAACATTCTCTACACCTTGAAAAGATTCTATATCCGATCATGGAAGATTGGGCGACAATGGCGTTGGAAACCGCAAGTCTTGAAACTGAACGAATCTTAGAATTGATCAGGGTGTACGAAGAAGATTTGAAGAATGCGGAGCATGCATTGTTCGCAGGTGTAACGGAGGCCACTACGTTTGAAGTGCAATGGGGGCAATCGCTTAAAGAATTTGTGCCAGGCGGACGTACACTTTTCATTTGGGAAGAAGCACATTTTGGTGCGTCCAAAAATCAAGCCGTGGACCAATTCATGAAACAGGTTGGTATTCAAGCCAACGGATCTTCTGTGCCTGAAGGTTGTTTCGTGTTGTCCGTCAGTGCTACACCTTTTGCAGAACTTTCTGAAAAACATCACTTGCATCAGGGTAAGAAAATCGTGCACCTTATTCCAGGTCCGGAATATCAGAGTGTTGAAAAACTTGTCCGTAGCGGTCGCGTCATTTCTGTACCTAATGATCGTACAGGAATGCAGAAAATGCTTGCAAAATTCACCCATGGGTATGCATTAGTTCGTGCGTCTGATAAAAAACAACCCGTCCTTACTACTATTGCTACCGCACATGGTTGCGATATCAAGTATGTTGACATGAACCACAAATGCGACCTGAATGAAATTTTGAAACAACGCCCTGAACGGAAAACGGTCATTTTCCTGAAAGGGATGTGTCGGATGGGCAAACAACTTTGGAAACAACATGTGTCATTCGTTCTTGAAACGCCTAATAAAAGCAAAACGGATACGCTACTTCAAGGACTCCTGGGGCGTGTGTGCGGTTACCCCAAAATGGATGGAGATGTAAAGTTTCAGTTTGAAGGCGACGTCTATATCGTCAATCTTAACGTCACTGAAATTGAAACTTTCATCTCTCTTCATTCTGGAAATTTTACATCCATCTGTGAACGTGCTATGAACATTAAAAAGAATGGTGCTAGATCAGTTCGGCTTCCTACCATTCCACTTCGCATTACTGGACTTCCTGAAGATCCTGACGATGAACTATACAAATGCATTCTTGAGGCACTTGATGAAGGACGTGTCGTCAACAAAAACAATGATGATCGTCCAATTCAATTAGTTCGCGAATTTTGTGCAAACCGCGAAAAAGTAGATGGAACGACCGACGAAGAAATCAAAAAGAAAGATAAATCCTTCAAGATGCACTATTCAGGTACAGTATTCAATGAAGCAATTAAAGGGATTCGTGCCGCATTTACTAATGGTGTTGCTCAAAGCAACTTTGGACCCGGTGCTGGTTGTGCGTCAAACAACGATGAAATTACAGTGTGGTGGCATTACGACAAAACAACTAAAAAATATTCTACCGATGCTTACATCATTATGACACTTGAAGATTTGGATCCGATGGGCCGTGCTCGTCCTGTTCCGGTTACTAACGGAAGAGATGTTTTCGGCGAACCATCCTATCAAGACCATGGCGGATTTGCAGCAACGTTGCCCACAACTACAAAAACGAATATTGATGAATTGGAGCAACACCTTCGCAAATTCATCCACATTTCAGCAGAACATCCTGAACTTTATCCCATGCCTAAAGTTACTACCAACGGATTTGGGAAGGGAATTTATCTTACACAACACACCATGGACAAGATGGCGGAGTTGATAAACAAGTTTGACAGCATTGGCATAAAACTGACTTACAAAAAAAGGAGTGGACGACGCGGAGTTGATGTTGTACTTACTGAAATAGCATGGACATTTAAATAAATATAGGGGTAACTACACGGATAAGATGTACAAGATGGCGACGCAAGAACTACTTTTTTTAGAATGATAATGTATGTATGTTGCTATTCCTACGTATCATAGATCCGATGTACTAGAAAAAAAAACACTTCATACGTTATTAAACGGTGGTATATTACCTAGCCAAATTTACATTTTTGTAGCAAATGAACAAGAACAAAAAAAATATACAGATGCAATTCCATCTAATCAATATCATTCTATTGTTATAGGAAAGTTAGGAATCGCAAATCAACGCATTTTTATAAGACATTTTTTTAAAGAAAATGACTATGTAATATCCATAGATGATGATGTAGAAGGTATTTATAAATTATATGGCGATAAACTAGTTCAAATTAAAGATATAGCCACTTTTTTTAAACATGCATATCAAGATTTGAAAAAGGAAAAAAAATATTTGTGGGGGATTTATCCAGTACGTAATCCCTTTTATATGAAACATTCCGTTTCCAAAGAATTATCATTTGTTATAGGTGCGTTACATGGTTATATTGTTCGTCATGGAAACGAATTATCCCCACATGTTCAATCTGAAGGAAAAGAAGATTATGAACAATCCATTTTGTATTATCAAAAAGATGGTGGTGTAATTAGGTACAATGACATTACTATAAAAACAAAATTTTTAGCAAAAGGAGGGTTAGGAGAAAATAGATTTGAACGAAATAAAAAATCTGCATTTTTTTTAAAAAAAAGGTATCCTCATCATGTTACTATATTTAATAGAAAAAATGGAATGACGGAAATACGTATTCATACAAGACGAAAAAAAGATAAATAACTTATGTATGTATGTTAAAAAAATAGTATCGGACGACGACATGTTGAAATTGAAGAATACATTTATCAAACGATCCATGATAAAAACCATTCTTACAGACGATGCAGAAGTATACTCTGAATCTGGAAACCTATTATTATTTTTTAGGAAAAAGAAAATAACAGGCGGACAAGATTTTTATGATCAAGTAGCTGAATTCATGAAAAAAAATCCTACGTCTAATCGTGGATCTGCATCCGGAAGTAATTATTATAACGTAAAAGAAAATCCTAAAATTAATACATCTATCATTGGCTATTTTGACCGATGGGGACCAAGTCAAAAACGTTTATTTAAAAATAATGGAGTAGCTCCCCCCATTGAAGTTCGTGAAACTTATTTTGTAGAAAAATATCCTGAAAAATTTAAAAAAATCATTCCTTACATTCAACAAGTCAATGATTTATACCAACAATATGTTCCTGATAAGTACAAAAAACAATATGCAAAGGCGAAAGAAACACACTTTAAAATTGCCAATACTGCATTTACAACCATCACGACCAACATTAATTTTCAAACAACCATTCATAAAGATGCCGGTGATGATGAAGAAGGATTTGGTAATTTAACCGTGATAGAAAAAGGCAAGTATACAGGCGGAGAAACTTGTTTACCTCAATATGGTATTGGGGTAGACGTTCGTGAAGGTGATGTTTTATTCATGGATGTACATCAATGGCACGGAAATCTTCCCATTGTTGCCACAAAGGGAGCTGAACGATTATCCGTAGTTTGTTATTTACGAAAAAATATATGGAAACGAACCCGCAATAAAACACAACGTTTTATGAAAATGCATTTGAATAAAATCAAACGTAACAAGACTTCTAAAAATTGAAATGATTTTTACGTAATAGAGCGTGAATTGGAATGGAACGCACAATCGGAACCTCACACTGGGATTCGGCGGTAAAGTTTATGAAGCAACATTCTGACCGAATGTTCATTTTTGCCAAATACAATTTTGAAAATCAAGACTTTCAACTTGGACCTGGATGGGAATACGTGGTAGAACGTCACGACGGTAAGTTGTTCTGTGTGACCTACAAAGATGGTATGAAGATCAAGTCTGTTCCTGCATAAGATTGTATTTGTTTTCCAGTGAGGAGAGTTCGTACTCACTTTTTTATATGTACATGTTTACAATACATTTCATTTAGCTACATCAAATCATGTAGGAATATATCGTATTACACGAGATATTATAGACAGAGCAATAAGAGAACAATAAAACGACTTAAGTATTCTCAGGTATCAATACGTATGTGGTTAAGGATAAGTACGTTACTTTCAGTAAACGCACTGAATATAGGACGCAGAGAAGTTGGAGTTTTATTATTTAATGGTGTAGAAGCTTATAAAACGCCACTTTGTGTGAATTGTAAATTTTTTAAAAACAATTTTTATACCGAATCTAAATTCGGAAAGTGTACCAAATTTCCACAAAATACAATTGATTATACATTAGTAGATGGTATTTCAGTTAAACAACAAGAATATTATTATTGTTCTACAGCAAGAGAGATGGAATCCATGTGTGGTAAGGAAGGAAAGTTTTATCAACATAAACAGATGTAAAATATCATCCTATATCATGTCAAGTTGTCCTCATTGTGGAATTAGAATTGAAATTGTTGAATTAAATTGTGGTATATTCAGGTGTGGTATCTATAAATCAACCGGAGAACAAGTATCTCCGCATCTGTCAAAAGAAAATTGTGAGGCGTTAAAAAATAATGACAAAATATGGGGATGTTGTAAACCATTTAAATACGAAGATGGAAAGTTGGTGGTATGTGATTACATTTAAAAATCAAATGAAAAAATACCATTTACATAATTAAAATTATACGCATCAAATGATCCTTGTGCCCATTCTTTTACTACATCCAAATCATAATCCGTCATAACAATTGGAATGGCAATGTAAGTTTCGTGTCTACGCACTGCATAGGTTATTGCATTACGAATTTCTCCCTTGAGTCTAATGAACATACAAAGTATATATTCTATTTTTTAAATCATATAAATAGAATTATATATTCATACTATGAATTATTTGGTATATAAACAAAAAATTATTCAAAATAATGTATCTCCCATCATGTTATTATCCTATAGTGATTTTAATGAGGATGAAGATACATTAGAATTATTTTATCAAGTCAATCATGCGTTACATAAAATAAGAGATGATCCTCATCTATATGAAATATGGAATATATTATTCAATAAAAATAAATCTTTATTGACACAATATAAAAAATATCATTTTAACAATAAAGAACGTCCCTTAATTTTTTTATCATTCACTACCTGTAAACGTTATGATTTATTTAAACAAACCATCAATTCTTTATTAAATCATTGGTTAGATCTAGATCTTGTAGATTATTGGTTTTGCGTAGATGATAATTCATCTGCCGAAGATAGAAAAAATATGGAATTTAATTATCCGGGAATAGATTATTATTGGAAATCCATCCATGAAAAGGGACATTTAAAAAGCATGAATCTTATTTGGGATAAATTAAATGAACTTAAACCAAAATATTGGATTCATATGGAAGATGACTTTTTATTTTTTGATAAAACAAATTATATTACACGAGGAATAAAAGGGTTTTCATTGAATGTAAAACAAGTTTTATTTAATTTAAACTATGCAGAAACCATAGATCAATATCATATACAAGGCGATATTAAACTCAATGACGATTATTCATTGCATGATTATAAGGAAGGAACCTATCCTTATAGTAATCAACATTATTGGCCACATTATAGTTTTAGACCCTCTATCATAGAAGTGGATGCTATCCTAAAATTGGGTAATTTTGCATCGCCGATTACTTTTTTTGAACGTAATTATGCTAATAAATGGGCTGTTCATTATAAAAGTGCCTTTTTTAATAGGATTACATGTTTACATATTGGAAAATTAACACATCAACGTGATATACCGAATGCGTATGATTTAAATCAAATGGGACAATTTAGTGAAATTGTTTCTCCCATTAAAATTATCAATTTAGAAAGACGACCTGATAGAAAAAATAAAGTAATTGAATTATTAAAGCCGTTGGATATAAATTATGAATTTGTGAATGCAGTTGACGGAAATACACTTAATGCTAATGATGCATTAAAACAACTATTTGGAGGAAATGATTTTGGAAATAAAAAAGGTGTTATGGGATGTGCATTATCTCATTATTTTTTATGGCAAAAATTAATAGAGGACCCTAAACATGAATATTACATCATCATGGAAGATGACTTTTCATTAACACCTATTTTTAAATCTAATTTGGAAAAATTAAAACCCGAATTTGTAGAAAAAGAAGTATTGCTATTAGGATATCACATGTTTAACAAAAATAGAATAGCCAACCCCATTTATGATAACTATGATCATCCAGTTCAAATAAAACCTTTGAATAACGATCTTTACATTGGTGGATTTTTTACATATTCTATTAATAAAAAAGGAGCATCTAAATTACTTCAGTATATTGGAAATCATGGCATTAAACACGGAATTGATTATTTAATTAAAATTATTCCTGATCTACAGTGTTATGAATCACAACCTTTATTGACTACCTCCGTATGGAATGAAAATGGACAACCCATTGATACGGACATCCAAAATAAATACGATCCCCTAGATTTTACAGAAAATTATATTTTTTTACCTGATGTAGATATCAACAATCATGATATGTATTATAATAATAATTTAACCTTAGAGGAAAAATTTTCTATTGCAAGTAAAACTCCTTCTTGTATTGGTTTTAATTCATTGGGGTTTTTTAAAAATGGTATAACTAAATTAGTATCCTCTATTTATTTCAAACCAGGAGATGGAGTCTACATCAAAGAAGTAGCTTATAACAAATTTAAAGAAAGAGAATCTAAACGAAAATTTCGTATTAAAATGTTATGTAATTGGTGTTCATCTAAACAATTATGTGATGAATGGTCTAATATGTGCGAATATGAATATACATGGAAAGACATAGAAATTACATGGGAAAATACAGACATTGATTATTATGTCGTTATTAATTCAACCAATGAATATCATGATCCTAAAAAAACATTCGTGTTCCATATGGAACCATGGGTACATGATACTTCAAAAAATTGGGGTGTAAAAACGTGGGGAAAATGGATTCAACCAGAGTGTATTAAATTGCGTGGTAGAAATACACCTTATGTAAATAATGTGTTTTGGCAATTAGAACAAAATTATCCTTTTTGGTTGTATAGTACCATTAAAAAAAGCAAATCCATTTCAACGATATGTAGCTCAAAATACTTTGATGAAGGGCACATCATGCGAATTGATATGTTGAAATATTTTGAATCCAAAGGATTATCTATTGATATTTATAATCAAAATAATGATCATCATTTTAAAAATTATAAAGGCGGTGTTACTCCTTATGTAGATAAAAGTAAGGGCATGTTACCCTACAAATATTATTTTATGATTGAAAATAATTTTGAACAAAATTTTATTACTGAAAAATTATGGGAGCCTATTTTATGTGAATCCTTATGTTTTTATTATGGATGCCCCAATGTAACCGATCACCTAGATCCACGAGCCTATGTTTTATTAAGTCCTGATTTTGAAACATCCTATCAATTAGTTCAAAAAGCCATTTCAGAAGATTGGCATGCTCAACGTCTTCCTTATATCAAGGCAGCAAAAGAAGACCTGCTTCATAGAATGTCATTTTTTCCTACCTTATATACCGACATTCAACAACATATTCGTATGAAAACGTATGATGATTATTTTGAAGATACTTATAAAAGAGTATGTTTTATTCATAGTTGTCATGTAAAATATATAGGAACAAGCATTCTTGAAAATATAGTGAACCAAGTCATTAAAATAGATGTGGATTGTATTTTTATTGTGAATATAGGTGATCCGATTCATATTACCCATCCTAAAATTAAAGTAATTCAATATTCATCCAACGTGTCTACTTTTGAATTAGAAACAATCAATTTAATCAAAACATTTTCAGAAAAACAAAATTGTGAAATACTTTATTTGCACACAAAGGGTGTCACTAATAATGCACCTAACATAAAAGACTGGACGTCTATGATGTTATATTTTTTAGTAGAAAAATCAAATCAATGCATTGAGCATTTGAAAGAATATGATGCAGTTGGATGTAATTTAAGTACAAATACAAAAACTCCTCATTTTTCTGGTAATTTTTGGTGGTCAACCTCATCTTATATAAAAACACTTCCTTATGTACATACAACGACAAAACATGATGCTGAATGGTGGATATTAAGAAACCATACATGTAAATATAAATGCGTACACAATTCAAATGTCAATCATTATAAACAACTTTATCCATCCACTTTGTATGCAAATGAATTGTAGATAAGCCCATATTTTAACATGTCATTGAATCGTACTTAGGGTTGATTCACATAATCGGATAACATCAAAGAAGTATAATAAATAAATCCAAATAAAATACCCTTGGCTACTATACTGGTAGATGACATAAACAAGGTAGGGGCTATTTTTTCTAAATTAGATTGAACGATTGGCAAACTAAATAAAATATACAAGATACTTATTAAAATAGGCATTCTAAATTCATCTAGAAACCTATCCAATTTGCTGGGTGCATTTACTTGCAAGGGGCTATGTTCAATGTAGTCCAATTGTTTAGGTGGAGTATACGTTTGAGTTACTTGCGGATCCGCCGTATGTTCTAAAGTTTCTCTTGGTATATCTCGTTGAGGCAATTCTACCGTATTGCTTGTATTGTATGGCAAATCGTTGATGTTGGTAGTCATGTATTTACTTTTATTTTGAAGTAAACAACTTTACGCAAAACGAACTATTTTTTTGTTTGAATTGCACTTGATAGGATTGGGTTTAAATTGATAACATTTATCATCAAATTTGTATATATTTTTTTCAAGAGTAGTAAGTGACGGTCCTTTAAAAGAAAGACATTTTTTATCAGAACAGTTTTTTCTAAATAAAGTAGATAGCCCAAATCCTAAAATAATAGAAATAATCACTTTGCCATATTCAGATTGCAAATATTGTTTCAACCCCATAATTATTGCACAGAAATTACTTTTGCTTTTTTGGTACAATCTACTAATTTTGCTGTAAATTTAAAACAGTTATTGGTAGAATCTTTGTATTGCACCTTGTTAAGATTATTTAAGGTAGGATAGACAACAATCGTCTTATATTCAACTGGAGAAATGTAAACAAACACCATACCTACAATAAAACTAATCACGAATAATTGAATATACTTAAATTTCATACAATGAATAGATAAAATTTAGATAATAGAGAATACAATACATATAAACCTATGATTTTATCTATACCATTATGTAATTACAATAAACAATATATTATTTTGTTACCCCCTGTTAAAAATAATATGATGGAAGGAGGAACATTCATTCGGATTATTTATTCTCCACCCAATTTAATCCTAAATGGAATTTATATTCATATCAAAAATGAAAATGTACAGAATTTAATAGACGTAGAACAGGATATTTTATCTTCCTACATAACTACAAAACGTCCTGTTTCTAGTATTGTAAAAAGTATTTCTAAATACTCTAAAAATACAATTAAAATATCAGGGTTTTGGGAAAATGATACGACGTATGGTCTAGTTTATAAACTTATTTAGAAAGGTCATAAAGTAAATCCATCTGTTCTATAAGATACACAAATGATGGTTTCAATCACAATCATGGCAAATAATAAAGAATTTCCTATAATTAATAAAGAATCGGCTAGATGATCTTGTTGTGTAGATAAATAGAACAAGATGCTATTAATAAACATAAGAATGATTGTAAAATAAGAAAAAAGGTACCATGAATCAGGCATGGATTTATCCATGATGTAACTTTTATTCCTGACTAAACAATATCCATTATAAAATAAAACAAGCGTCAATAACACAAGTGCATTACTAGAATCTAATAAAATAGAATACAAATCCGTTGTTTTAATTTCAGATAAATGTAAACAAAATGTTAAAAAAATAGAAATACACAGGGACCATGCACCCAAAAAAATAGCTTTACTTATGTTCATCATGGACACAATTAAAGCGGATATAGAAATAAAAATAGAAATTGCATATAACGTAGAATTTACCATAAATTATAAAATATTATAATGTTCCTTTGAGATAATTTTAGTTATAATATATTATTATTCATATATATGTATTCCAAATTATTATCTATTCATACAGAAGATAGAGACATTACCAAATATCCACAGTCTTCCAATTTTGCCATTGAACTTCCCATAGAGTATAAAAATGTATATAGCATAAAATTAATTGATATTGAACTTCCTTCTAATTATTATGTTTTTTCAGAAGTAAATCAAAATACAAAAATGACGGTTCGTGTAGGTACTGTTACAAAAACAATTACGATTTCAGAAGGAACCTATTCACCGACACAATTAGCATTGGAATTAACTGGACAATTAAATTTATCATTTAATGAATTTTCAGTAATATTTAATTCAGCCACGATGAAATTTGTATTTAGTTGTTCTACTCCATTTACATTTATTTTTACAGAACCCGAAACATATGTGGGAAATTCTTTTTATGATCAATATACACAATGGGGATTAGGAAGTTATCTTGGATTTTCTAAAAAAAAATATACCTCTACGTATTATACCAATTATCCTATATTTCCTGAATCGGTAATGATCAATAATGCCAACGTGATTGAAACACCATTTACTTCATCTGTATTTGGTGATTCTCATATTTATATGGAATTGGATCAATACAATAGCATGGATGAAATTGAGCCTTATACTTGCCGAAGTTCAAATATGTTTTATGCAAAATATGGTGGAAAACATAATTCATCCTTTGCCAAAATACCCATGTTAGGCAAATCTAATGAAAAAATGTACACAAGTAAAGAAGGATTTTTATTCAATCTTTTTTATAGTGAACCACCCCTTGAACGAATTCAAAAATTAAAGTTTAAATTTAGATATCATGATGGGCGTCCTATTGATTTTGGAACAACTAATTTTAGTTTTACGCTTGAATTTAAATTAGCAAAAGAATATATAAAAAATAAATAAATTACCTACGAGATTTTTTATATTTTTTATATTTTTTAGTACCACCTAGTCTTAAAGCACGTCGTTCCATCGGATTATGCTTATTATTCATAATGTCGGATAGCTTATACAAAGAAAAATGTCCAGGATATGTACGAAATGTACGCTCTTCTGCACTACCAGGAATATGATACGCTACAACAATTTCTCTTCCTTCAATACGTTGAAGAGTTCCTACTATAAATTCTCTTGCTCCCACAAATAAAAATTGTTTTCCTACATTATCAGGATTTAAAGCATTTGCTACTTCGGTATATTGACGCGAAAAATGCTGATGCATAGATTCTGCCATAATATAGTTTATAAAAAAAAAGGTGTTTCCACCAGTTTTAACTTACTTTTACATCATGTAGTAGCCCGGCGTCATGTAATCCACATTGCCCCATTCTATCATTTCATAGAGATAGGGTTCTGTTTCGTAGAAGGGCATGTTGAATTCTCGTCGACAACGCACTAGTTTTCCGTTTAATGATCTCTCAAGCACCACGATGATGGCGTTGTCTTCTTTGCACGGATCCTCGTAGATGACGCCCCGAAGCATGACCTTGTCGTCCTTGCGACACTTCACCGTATACACAGCGTACTCTTCAAACATAATCCTGTATGACGACGGCATACTTTTCTTGATGGTAAAAGGAACTGCACGACGTCCAGAAAGCTGAGAACTAAAATCTTCTTCCATGAAATCAACTTCCGCCTCTTCACCACGAACTTCTGTGTAATCCGTATATTTACTGATGCGACACTTGCGAATGGCAACGCCCTTGCGACGTTTCCAGTTTTCCGCTTCTGCAATACGAACCTCCTTTTCATACTTGGTCTCGGACGGGTACTTGGGAGTGTACTTCGGAGCACGCACCTTTTGGCTTGCCCTGGTCTTGCGGGAAACGCCGGCCTCGTCATGAGTGTCGTTGAAAATGCGAGACATGTTTGCTGGTACACTTACTTATAGTTGATTTCATTTCAATTTTAAAAAATTAAAAAAAGTGTTTGTGTAGTTAAGGTGTAGTTTAAGTGTGTGTAGATTTAACAGAAAATCCCGCTGGTGTCCTCGTTGGTGGTCGTCGTGTAGTAATACCCCGGCCCATCCGCGATCATGTCAAAGAATGTACTCTGCATCACGTAGAAGGGTATGTTGTAAACCCGCCGATGCCACTCCAGTTTTCCGTTGAACGCCCGCTCATGAAGCACGATATGTTCGTCGTACGAGATCCCGCGAGTTTTGTTTCCTCGGTAGATTGTTCCGCGAAGAAGCGGAATGTCTTCAACCCGTTTTTCCGTCCACGTAACCTTCTCGGTTTTGTCGGGAAGAATCGTGAACTTGAAACGTTTCACGATGATGGTCTTTGAGCGACGAATGGTAAAACCTATGGAAACAAGGGAAGAAAGTTTGTTGTTAAACTCTTCAGCATGAAAATTTACCTCTTCTTCTTCGCCACGAACTTCCGTGTGGTCCGTGTACTTTTGGTCGCGACACTTGCGGATGACCTTGCCCTTGCGACGCTTCCAGTTTTCCGATTCGGTGATACGAACCTCCTTTTCATACTTGGTCTCGGACGGGTACTTGGGAGTGTACTTGGGAGCACGCACCTTTTGAGACGCCCTGGTCTTGCGGGAAACGCCGGCCTCGTCGTGAGTGTCGTTGAAAATGCGAGACATGTTTGCTAGTGAGAGCTGGTATACTTATTGATTGTTGATTTCATTTCAATTTTTTTAAGATCCGTTGAATAAATTGTATAACAGTGTCATTAATTTCTTAGTAAAAAATTTTATTTCTAAATCGTGTTTATCCATGTTTACTAAATATTGATGTGCCTTCAACAAATTTTCTTCGGTTAATAAACCAGGAATTTCATTTAAGTCATGATAATACAATGGATACTCATTTCCTAAATAATTAACCACACCTGGAATTTTATTCACGACAAGAGGCGTATTTCTTACTATACATTCTACTACAGTATTATTGGCAGATGCATCAAATAAATCAATGAATACAACATTCTTTGTTAATAACCCATCATAATCACGATAAGAATTTAAATATACCATAGGAATTTCATTGATATTGATATTTAATTGATACAGGCTGATTTCGTAATGTAAAAACCTTTTTAATTTTTTAAAATCCTTTGTACCCGTTAACCACATTTTTGAATATTTTTGAATAGGTGGCATTACATAAATACTGCTAACTTTTCTTAATTGTTGACCAATTTGTATAATCCTTTTATTTTTATTATTTAAAAACGATGCATAATTAAATTTTGGTACATTTGTGATCACTGGATGTTTTAATGTATAGACATTGACATTTATATTTAACAATTTAAATTTTTCTTCAAAAAACGATGATAAATAATCAGATAATGTAATGATCGCTTTACAATGTTGCAAGGAAGATAAAAAATTTTTATTCATAAAAATTTTATGAATATTAATGATATTTAAATAGGGAGGAGTTTTAGGTGTACAATGAAATATGCCACACCATTTTTTAGTGATGATGGTATCTTCTTTAAAAATAAATTGTAAATCTAACATGTCATAAAATAAATGATTTGTGTTACGATATAATTGTTGTTGATGTAAATGATCCATGATGGTTTTCCAACCACCTCTATGTTCATTAAAATAACTTGGCATTTCTTGAGGAATCATAAACTGTATGATGTTATGTTGATACAATCGTTCTTTCCAATTTGGATCACATAGCCAAAAATTATGACCTCCACAACTATCCAAATTTAATATTGCTTCTGTTGAAAAATTACTTGCCGTATTCCAATCAGGAATCGTGCCTATGTTATAGTCTTCCATGGTTTTGCAAAAATATACATCTTCTGGACAAACATATAAATCTCCATAGTTTTTATTCTCAATCGGCATATCATGTATGTCTTTTTTATGAATGACATCCATCATACATTGTTTAGTTCTTAATGAAAACCCGCCATTACCAACTGAAGATATTGTATCATTTTGATACTTTGGCCATGGAGCACCAACATAATCCCACTTTATAAAATCATTCATATTTTGTTTAAAAATAATAGAATCTTCTTGATAGATTAATATTTTTGTTCCTTGTAGTAAATTCCAAAAATCTATACTTGCTAATAATATGCTGTAAGTAGACCGATTTAAATTATCATGATTTACACGGATGACATTGATATTTGGCGATATAGAATTGCATAATTCCACCATGTAAGAATAATTTAAATTTCCACAAATGATGGTATGACACCAATCACTATTTAATTTTAAAATTGTATTGCGAATTAAAAATTCTAAATGGGGTAATATTCTAAATTCTATCAATACTGCTTCATACAGAGTTTGTTTTTTTATTGTTGGTAATTCAATATTCTTAATGTATGGTGTATACATACTACAAAAATTTCTAAATTCTACTTTATCATTAAATTCTACTTCAATTGGTTTAAACTGAAAAAATGGTTTATTTTTAGGTTGAGTCTTAAATTTAAAATGAATCATTACACTACAATTATAAAAATAAATTGGGTTAATGAGTTTAATTTGACTCATATTTTTATATTTTTCATTTATGCTTCAATATAGAAAAAATAAAAATGCAGACCAACTTCTTCATTTAGAAAAAGTATTGGAGGCTTCTCATCTTCAAAATTACATTCCTCTTTACACGTTATTTTTTGAATTGAATGAAACCAATTGGAATTCTATTAATTTAGATCATCCCATCCTTAAGGACATTACCAGCAAAGAGGATGTTTTATATTGCAATGATGAACCTGTGTTTTTTAAATTTTCACCTTTGTTAGATCCACTCAAGTATTTAGTAGGAGCGTATGATTCGTATGATTACACTCTTCCTACGTTAACAACATCACCTCATTCTAAATTTTCAGATACAAATAATTCATCCTATGTAGATGGGTTTTTTACTTATTTAAGCGGAAAAACATTAGATCGTGGGTTTTTACACGGGATTCAATTTTTTGGAAGTTATTTAGGAATTAAACATAATTTTCATTACAACATAGAAGATGATTTAGACCATGTTGAAGATAGTGAATATTTCCATAAACAACGTGGAAAGTTATTTGATTTAAATCGTGAATTTTCATTTTCTAATTCTACCAAATACAAACAACCGCTTGTAGTTTCTGATGAAGTCATTGAACTTAAATTAGATTCATTGGAGGATGATGATACAGCCTCTTATTCCATGTCTGACAATGGAATGAATTTACACGCCGTCATTCATAAATTTCCAGTTCATTTTATTGCCATGGAAAAATATGAAGATACCTTGGATTCTTTATTGTGTGACATCTCACCAGATGAATTAAACTCTGCCCTGATGCAAATTATCATGACGTTAATTTTATACCAAAAAGTATTTAAATTTACACACAATGATCTTCATACCAATAATGTCATGTGGACGCCTACTGAACATGAATATTTACACTATCGTTTTCATGGAAAATATTATAAAGTTCCTACGTTTGGAAAAATTTATAAAATCATTGATTTTGGACGATCCATTTATACGTTTCAAAATAAATTATTTGTATCAGATAGTTTTCATCCAGACGGTGATGCCGCTACTCAATACAATACGGAACCTTATTTCAATGCGGAAGAACCACGCGTAGATCCTAATTACAGCTTTGATTTATGTAGATTAGCATGTTCTATCATTGAAGGAGTAGAAGATAGAGATGGTATTTATTCCGTTGTGAATGATTGGTGTTTAGATGATGAAGGATTAAGTGTCATGGAAACCCCTGAAGGGTTTGAACGATACCCTGATTTTGAATTGTACCGAATGATTGCGTTGTCTGTTCATCAACACACGCCTCAGGCTCAATTAGAACGACCCGAATTTAAAAAATATGAATCTACCGTATTAAAAAATGTAATGGACATTGATCTATATGAACCTTTTTAATGTAGCCAATCCATGATATGATCACGGTTACTTTTTCTCCGAAAATAATAAATAAACCCATTTACAATAAAGCTTGATTCCAATAAATATCCAGTTGGATCAACAAAAGGAAATTCTTCTAAGGGTTGAATGACTATCGTAAAATATTTTTTACCATTAAAATGTACTTTTTTACAATGTTCATACGAAATATTTATTTTACCCTCATGAAAATCGGTTTTCCATTGTTGAATAACATATGTCATTTCTTCTTTGTTGAAGAATGAAAATTCATCACGAAATGTATTGTACACAAACGCAACTTCATCCTCTTGAATGGTAGAAATTGCGTTTTTCATAAGATCCATCATTTTACATGAATACATAAAAAAAATGTATTCAATTTTATTTTAATTTAAAACCAGGTAGGTTTAGACCTTTTTTTCCACGTAGCAATAGATGCTTTATCTCCTTTATAATACGCCCTGTAGGATTCAACGGGATCACTTGTTTTGTATTGTTCAGGCATAGCTAATGCAAAGGGTGTTAGACCTGTTGTAGGAAAATTGGTTGGAATGTGTTCCCGAATGTATAGTGCTACAAGATATGATTTGTGAACCTTGACATGATCATGGCGAAACTGCCATTCTTCGTGCAGTGCATCCACGAGATCAAGTGTCCACATAAAATTTTCACGTGATTCGCGACACCATTTACTGACCGGATGATTTTTATGAGCCATTTTGTAAAGGTTAGGGTCACAGGTTTCCGTTAGTACATGGATTGCCGTACATAACATTTGTACGGCTTCAAGTAGAATTTTATGAACATGTTTATCAATCATGTATTCGGCACATTCAGATTGAAGTAGCGAAAGAATGAACAAGTTCATGATACCATTTATGTTTTTAAATGAAATGATTTCATTTCAATTTTAATACAAATGATGTATAGGTATCATGCCCCCTTATTCATTCCAATTTAAATCCTCCATGGACATTTATGAAATTCGCCAACAACTCGCAGAACTTAAGTTAGGTATTCTTCATTCCATTAAACTAAACCATCCACATGTCATTGTTCATTATGCCACCTTCAATGAAACCATCAAATCTGAAATTGAATTGAACGGAAAACTAGTTAATAATTGGTTATTTTTACCGTATGAAGATAAGTAAAAGATCAACATTTAAAGATCTCCGTTCCAAAGTAATACCCAAGTAAACCTTTCTTTCGCATGTGTCTCTATGTCTTTCTCGTGTCTTGCGAAATACACATTTCTTCTAAATTTTGCATCGTCGTGACCAAATTCATTTCGGTATAACCAGTAGTCATTGTATCTACGATCTCCGATAGACATCAAATATTCCCCATTTATATCGTAAATGTCTATCTTATATTTTCCTTTATGACTTGGTTCAATCACAAGTCCATATTCCGCCGCTCGTTTATAAAGATCTTTATCAATTTTGTATACCATACTTGGTATATAAAATTATATTTAAGTTTATAGACGTTAAACTCCATCTTCTACGGTTCTATTTCCTCCGCGTTGATTGATAAAATTTCTTTGTTCAGGAGTTGTGCATACGCATCCTGTGCTTGAACTATAAGTAGCTGATTTACAACATTCGGGGGATATTTTATTATTACTAAATATAAACAAGGATGGATCTGGTTTATTTTCACTAGAATAGGGAGATAATGTACTGAATTGTCCATTCATTTTCCAAGATGCAGAATTTGAAAAGGCTTCATTTAGTTTTGTCACCGATCCTGACATAGATACCCATATTAACAATAATAATAAAAAAATTAAAAAAAGTTTACTCCCTGATAATTTCATATACTACCTATTTATTTTTTTTTCTTAATGTTTGGAGATTTTGGAGCTTTTTTAGTAGTTTCATGCATCACATCTTGAATAAATGTTTCCATTAAAATATAAATGACAAGAGATGGTACAACTATAGTTAAAACCATTACAATTCCAATGGGCGCCGCAATGACGGTTGCAATCAATGCCAATGCTACTGCAATGATTCCAAGAAGTACATCATTCAATACATTGACAACATTAATAAGTCCAGACACCGTTGTATTATATACATTCATGGTTGTATATAACATGGTAATGAGAACTCCGTTTGATTTTGCTAAAGCATCTCTCATATGAATCGTTATTTCCATTAACGGAATGATGAAATTTAAAATTTTATCATATAATTCTTGAAATATTTCACCCAGCATATCACGCAACCATTTTAAAAAATTCATGAATGCTACAATGGCTTCCATGGTAATGTCTAAAAATTCAATCACTAAATACATGGTAAATTCTAATGGCATCATGACAATAGAAAAAACCATAGACGTATCTTGCTTGACACAATATGAAAAATTTTGAATGGTTGTGTCCATCATACTTTGACCGGGTTGAGGCATAATCATACCTGCAAATGGCATATAAATAGGATTACACCGATTTGAATTCCAATCATTTTTTATTTTTGCTAAAATAGCAGTATAGTTTGAATAACTTGTAATCATAATGGTAATTAAAAAAGGTAGAATTGTGAATGTAATATCTTTACCGTGTATATCTAAATACGTTTGTTTATGATAAAGTACATCCATGTGTTAATTCAATATTTCATTTTTTAGATTTTTTTTTATTGGATGAACCTGATATTGTCTTTATCATTGCACCAGGAATACCATTCCACATACTTTCAAATGTATATTCAACCGTGGTTAAGATGTACAATAAAGTAGTCATCACGGCAGATATTTTTCCTTGAATGTCCGTTAATTTAATAACAATGATGTTGAATTGCACAATGATATTGATAAATACGCCATAAATAGAACTAAAAATGGACCCTGTATTACTTGTTGTCTGTGAAGATTGTTGCATGGAAGCAGACGTACTATCACTGATACTTCCCATCATGTCTACCGACATGCTTTGTAAATATTCAAACGGTTGTGTAATGGAAGGAGCAAATGTTGTCATCATAGATTGAATACAGTAGGAGAAATTATCTTGAGTTGTAATTTCTGTTCCTGGTGGAGCAAAATAACTAGCAAAAGGCATCATCATTGGATTACACCGATAAAGACTCCAATTATCTTGAATGGATTGAACATTCGCATTGTAAGAATCGGCAGCAATAAAAAATAAAAAAATACAAATGATGAATATAGATTTAATCCAATCTAGCATACAATGATGATGATTTTAAAATGAAATGTGCTACTAAATTATAATAAAAACTTATTTAAAGAATATAGCATAGTATATGTATAAGAGAAAGACCCGGCGACAAATAGTTTAGGAATATATTTGAGGCTCGCTTAACTCAGTTGGTTAGAGTGTTAGCTTTACACGCTAGAAGTCGTCGGTTCAAATCCGACAGTGAGCAATATATGCTTGCATAACTCAGTTGGTTAGAGTGTTGGTCTAATAAGCCAAAAGTCGTCGGTTCAACTCCGATTGCAAGCACTCGCTCACGTAACTCAGTTGGTTAGAGTGCTGGTCTTATGAGCCGGAAGTCATCGGTTCAATTCCGATCGTGAGCAAATACATGAGTAGCAAAGTGGTTAAATGCGCTCGCCTTAAGAGCGAGTCCTTCGGGTTCGCGGGTTCGAACCCCGCCTCATGTATATATACCCGGTTAGCTCAGTTTGGTAGAGCGCCAGCCTTTTAAGCTGGTGGTCGTGGGTTCAAGCCCCACATCGGGTGGCGGACTTATAGTGTAATGGTTATCACCTCCGGCTTTGGTCCGGATAATCTCGGTTCGAATCCGGGTAAGTCCTTTACTATATCTTCCCTAGTAGTCTAGGGGTTATGATTCTCGCCTTTCACGCGGGGGACCCGGGTTCGAGTCCCGGCTAGGGAAAAACTACATTTACAAACATGAGTAGCAAAGTGGTTAAATGCGCTCGCCTTAAGAGCGAGTCCTTCGGGTTCGCGGGTTCAAACCCCGCCTCATGTATATATATACCCGGTTAGCTCAGTCGGTAGAGCGCCAGCCTTTTAAGCTGGTGGTCATGGGTTCAAGCCCCATATCGGGTGAATGGACTTATAGTGTAATGGTTATCACCCTCGGCTTTGGTCCGAGTAATCTCGGTTCGAATCCGGGTAGGTCCTGGACTTATCGTATAATCGGTTAGTACGCTTGGTTCTGACCCAAGCAATCTCGGTTCAACTCCGAGTAAGTCCTTCTCCAGTAGTTTAGTGGTAAAATTTCTGTTTTCCACACAGAAGTCTCGGGTTCGATTCCCGACTGGAGAAAATGCCCAATTAGCTCAATGGATAGAGCGTCAGACTTCTAATCTGGAGGTTGTGGGTTCGATCCCCACATTGGGTTAAAAAATAGCCTGGTTAGCTTAGTGGTAGAGCACTGCTCTTGTAAAGCAGAGGTCAAGGGTCCGATTCCCTTACTAGGCAACAAAAATCCATCCAATGTACAATTTATCCAAATGATTTCTAGTCTTTACCATATCTTTATCATATGCTTGATATATTTCTTTTACATGATAGAATCTAGCAATATATCCAAACACCATTATCATCATCAATATGACAAAAAGTCGTTTATTTATTTTTATAGATAATCGTTTACCAAAAAAGATATAGTACACGAGATTTGCAAACATCATGTAAACAATCGTATGAAATAAAATAGATACAAGTAAAGATCTACTATTTTGATAAATCATATTTGAAAGCGTTTGATTTGGATTCGTTGTGGATAAATATAATTCTGTAAACATACTATATGTTAGATAATATTTTGACGTATCAACAAAAGGTTATTTTTTCTGTAATTTGTAGTGGAATATGGATTTATTTTAGGACATCGGATTGTTACAAATTAATACCAAGAAAACATATATTCCCAGTATTTTTTGTATGCATTTGGACGTATTTAAATTATTATGAACCTTTATTTTTACCTATTGGGTTATTGATATTGTTTGCCTATTCACAGTTAAATTGATTGCAAAAATAATACAGGATCATAAAATGGATCAGTTCTTAAACAAACGTAATTCTTTGAAGGCGTTGTCGGAGGATGAATTTAATGCCATTGTATCTTCATTGGCATTAGAACTAGAACAACGAGGTATTTTATACGACAATTCTACAGCGGGTGAAATCAAAAAGGATTGGATTTCATTATGTAAAAAACCATCCAGTATCAACATTTCAGCGACAAGTACGGTAGGTATGAAAATCATGCGAAAACATATGCACCACTTTTATGAAGTTTGTAATCATAAAGGTAAATCTGTAAAATTGTTATGGAAAAAAGAAAATCTTGAAAAGGCATTGAGGTTTAATCGTAAAAGTCATTCTACACCTTACGCCTCTGAAATTGTAAGATCTTTATCTTTCACGAATGGACTTGGTAAAGTAACTATGTATCGCCCTTTGATGGCACGAAACGTAGTTTCTTATTTTAAAGCAAAAAGTGTATTGGATGTATGTGCTGGATGGGGTGGTAGAATGTTGGGAACGGCAAGCCTTGGTGTACCCTATACAGGCATTGAACCCTGTACCAAAACATTTCATGGACTACAAGCCATACGTGATGAACTAAACTTGCCTAACGTAACCCTGATGCATGAAACGGCAGAACAAGCAGAACTTCAAACGTATGATTTAGCCTTGACAAGTCCACCTTATTATAATTTGGAAGTGTATTCTGGCGAAGAGACACAATCCATTACTTCTAAAACCTACAAGGAATGGATAGATACGTTTTTAGAACCCGTCATTAAAAAAGTAATTGCTTGTGTTACGTATAGTTGTTGGAGTGTAAAAAACTTTAAAACCGATAAATCCTATGACTTGTTAACTGATGTGATACGCATTCATGAAACCCATGGATGGAAACAAATGGACATTACCTTTTCCATGACCAACAGTAAACGCCCAGGTAATCCAAAGAAAACGGAAGAAATCACGTATGTTTTTGTAAAAAATATTGTTTAACTTTATGAAAAATATTGTTTAACTTTATAAAAAATTGGTGTAATTTTTTACACCTTTGGAAATTTAAAACGCTGACCTTATTATTATATTAATTGTATTAAATATAATAAGTTGTAAAATTATATGTCAAATCGTGATGCTACTAAAAAAGCAAGAGGTTTTAGTTATCAAAGACAATATGGTATATATTTATTTTTTAATTCAATCAATAGTGATGTAATTGAAATTATTGAAGAAGGAAATGTTGATGGTTCAACTTATGAAGATATTACTATAAAAAATAATAATAATGAATATATTACTTATCAAATTAAATATCATACAGGACAAATGCGTTTTAATCGTTCTAATGGCGATTTATTCAAAACTATAAAAAATAAAAATAATTTACAACCAAAAATAAAAAATGTATATTTTATTGTATCAAAACATAATAATACATTTGATGAATTTTTAAGTAGTTGGAAAAATAAAAAACTATCAAGTGAAGAAATTTACAATTCTATCATTAATTTAGAAAAGGACAATGATAAATTAGTAAAATCGTATAAAGAATGTAAAACGTTTCTACAAAATAATCCTGCCGATATGATAAGAAGTTATATAGATAAAATAATAATAGAAGAAGGTTTTACTTATGATGAATTAATTGTAAAAATTAATGAAATTATTAAAAATGTATTTAATGTAAATGATAATATAATAATATTTTATATAAGATATTATGTGTTTGATTTGTTTGATAAAAATTGGTTTAGTGATAATATACCCTTAAAAATTAATGATATATATTATGAACTAAAAATAAAATTTAATGACATATCAAGTAGTTCTGAAAATATAGAGATATTTAATTATACATTTAATCATATAATTAATAAAATTAAAAAATATATTGTATTAACAAATGAACCAATTGACACAAATAATATACTTAATCTATACACAGAATTAAATAATTTTATTAATCACATTCATATTAAATTTGAAACTAAACATTATTTATGTTTTTTGATATTATTACACAAGATTAATAAAAAAATAGAAACAGAATTTATTATTAATTTATATAATAATATTGTAAAATATTTATGTAGGTCTTTAATTAAAAGCATAAAAACAGATAATAATTTATCTGATGAAAAGGTTGATAAAATTATATCTTCAATATCATATTATCATAAACACAAAATAAATAAATTAATTTCTTTAACAAAATCAGAATTTAAATATATTTTATCAAACGAAGATTTATTATATATAAATGATATTGTTAAAAATATTTAATATATTTTTTGCTCTTATTTTTCATTGTTTTATTTTTACATATACAGCATTTCTATTATAAAACCCTTAAATATATTTTCATATTTTTCTTTTGGAATATTTCTTATCACATTTGAAATATTTTGTTTTATATCGCTATGTGTTAAACCTTCTACTTTTCTTAATATCGCTTTCATCATACTAAAATAATTTTCAATTGAATTTGTAAAATGTTGATAAGGAACAACATAAAGCAAATAATTTTTATTACTAATTCTTTTTTTTATCGTTTCTATGACTACTTGCATTATCTAAAATGTTTAGTTTATTTTTATATTTACTCGTTATATGTGTTTCTAAAAATTCATATAATCTAAGTAGATATTTTGAAATCTTCGCTCTTATGTTTAGGCATATATTATTTAATTATTTATAAAAATTGAAATAAAATACTTATTATATTACAATAAGAAATGGAAGCCATTCTTAATGAAAATTTGGAAGAAGAAATATATATTATTTCAAAAAAAAATACTAAATATCACGATGAAGCTAAAATCAAATTAAAACAATTTTTAGATAGCTCTCGTTCAAATAAAATACACACAGAAACTATAATGGCACTACCAACATTAAAAGACGCACATATTTATTGTAAATATAATAATTTGTCAGGTCAATTTACAGGTCCAGTATTAGAAAAATACATTAAAATAAAATATAAAATGACAAAAAATAATGCTTCTTTGTGCAATGGTG